AATGCTATAAATACATGTAGCATTTACAAACGCTAACATGATTAAGGAGTTTTTAATATGGCAACACTAGTATCTCCAGGCGTAGCAGTAACGGTAATCGACGAATCCTTTTACGGATCCGCTGGTCCCGGTACAGTTCCGCTATTGGTAGTAGCATCGCAGGAAGACAAATCACATGTTAGTGGCACTGGAACGGCCCCAGGTACAGCAAAAGCATTGGCAGGACAACCACAACTGATCACAAGTCAGTTTGAACTTGCTCAAACTTTTGGTAATCCATATTTTGAGAAGGACGGTGTAAACTCAGTACACGGTTCAGAACTTAATGAATATGGTTTACTTGCGGCATATAGTTTCTTAGGAGCCGCTAATAGAGCATATGTTGTTCGTGCAGATGTTGACACAAAACAATTAACAGCAACAGCAGATATTCCAGTAGGTGATCCAGTTAACGGAACTTATTGGTTTGATACTGCTAACACAGTATATGGTATTTTCGAACACGACGGTAATGGTTGGGTCGAACAACCTGTAACAGTATATACATCAGCACCAACAGGTTCAGATGGACAAAATGGTGACTATGGTATTGATGTTAGTACAACAACTAATCAATTTAAACTGAAAATTGCAGGCGGATGGGTAAACGTAGAAACTGCGGCTATCCAAGCGGCAACAGGTGGTTCTGAAGTTGTAACAGTAGGTTATCACTATAACTTACCAGCAAGTCAGAATCAAGGTGATATTTGGTTTAAAATTACAACACCAAACTTTGGATTTAATCCAGTAGTTAAAGTATTCTCAGGTGTATTAGGTCAGTTCCAACAAACTGTACCTACAGTGAACTTTGCTAACCAAGCACCAGCATCACCAGTATTAGGTGATATTTTTGTTGAGGTTCCAAACAGTGCAGATGATGCACAATTTGTAATTCAAAGACATGATGGTGCAAACTTCCAGCAACTTTCATATCAAGCATCAAATTCAGCGCCAACTGGAGCAACACCAGATGGAACTTATTGGTATGATCAAACACATTACTATGATGTGTATGTAAAGGGAAGTAACTCTTGGCAAACACTAGCATCATTAGGTAATGTACTTGAAATTTCAACTGATGCACCAGCAACAAGAACAGGTGGTGCGGCACTACAAGCAGGTGATATTTGGGTAGACACAAACAGTGATCTATTTGAAATTCACAGTTGGAGTGGTACAGCATGGACCAAACGTGATACAGCAGATCAAACTACACCAGCAGGTGTTGAGTTTGGTGACTTGCATCCAGCAACTGCATTTGGTAGTGGTTTAACTGTAAACACAGGTGTTACACTAAACAACTCACCAGATCCATTAGTTTATCCAGACGGTATGCTATTAGTCAACACAGCGGCTAGTGGTAATAACGTTAAGATTTATGATGCAACGCAGACTGCTTGGATCACAGGTGCACCTAATAGAGCAGACGGATCAGGTAACTTTGGTTACAGATCTCAACGTGCAGTTATTGTACAAAAGATGCAGGCCGCTCTTGCAGGAAATACAAAGTTGAGAGAAGAAACTATCACAGTTACACTACTTGCGGCACCAGGCTATCCTGAATTGATTGACGAATTGACAACACTAAACGTTGATCGTAAGGAAACAGCATTCATCGTTGGTGATGCTCCATTTAGACAAACACCAAACGGTGTTGTTGATTGGATGAACGCTACACCAATTGAAAATGGTGAAGATGGTCTTAACACTAAAAACAACAACATTGCAGTTTACTATCCAAGTGCTATTACAACTAACACAGATGGTCAAACTGTACTTGCTCCGGCTTCGCATATTGCACTACGCACTATTGCGTACAATGACCAAGTATCATTCCCATGGTTTGCTCCAGCAGGATTGACACGTGGTGTTGTAAACAACGGAACAGGTGTAGGTTACTTAAACAATGAAGACGAGATTGTTTCAGTTGCATTAAGCAATGGTCAAAGAGATAGCCTATATGTAAACAAAGTTAACCCAATTGCAAACTTTCCAACAGATGGATTGATTGTATTTGGACAAAAAACACTAAACCCTGCGACAAGCGCCTTAGACAGAGTTAACGTATCTAGATTGATTTGTTACTTGAGAGAGCGTTTTGACGTAATTGCTCGTCCGTTCATCTTTGAACCAAACGATGAATTTACAAGAGCAAATGCTAAACGTGCATTTGAGCGTTTCTTAGGAGACATCCTAGCGAAGCGTGGTGTTTATGACTTTGCAGTTGTTTGTGATGAAACTAACAACACACCAGCAAGAATTGATCGTAACGAATTTTATGTAGATGTTGCAATTGAGCCTACTAAGGCCGCTGAATTCATTTACATTCCGATCAGAGTTCTTAACACAGGTGCTATTAGCGCCAGTAACTAATAGTTACACAACACTTTTACAACGCCCGGCTTAATGTCGGGCGTTTTCTTTTATAAGTCTGCTTTTATTTTAAATGGAGTAAGTCCGACACTTTGTTTCTTTTCTTTTCGAATACAACTGTCGCATTTTGTTCTATAGAATGTCCTATCATCTTTATGATAGTTTACAGCAACTGGTTTTGACTTACAAACACTACATAATGCTCGTTTTTTCATTTAGGTGCCCTTTTTCTACACAAGTATTTATAAAAGTGCCCTTTTGGTGTAAGAAAATTCACCAATAGGCATAAATAATATACATACAGTAGGAGACAAAAACTATGGCAGTCTTAACAAAATTTGGTGTGCCCGCAGGAACTAGTTCAGAAACGCTTATGCCTAAATTGGTATATCGCTTCAGAGTATTGTTCAATGACTTAGGTGGACCTAATAACGGTGATGAATTATTAGTGTTGACAAGACAAGTTATCAGTGTGACACGCCCAGTAATTACACACGATGAAATGCAATTAGACGTGTACAACTCACGTATCTTCCTTGCTGGTAAGCACACTTGGGATCCTATTACAATACAGTTTAGAGATGATGTATCAAGTGTTATTATCAAAAGATTAGACGAACAGTTACAACGTCAAATTGATCACTCACAACAATCAGGCGCAACGAGCGGCAGTCAGTATAAATTTCAGATGTCAATCGAGACACTAGACGGTTCTGATACACCAGGTGTATTAGACTTCTGGACACTCGAAGGTTGTTATCTATCAAACGTACAATATGGTGAAAGTAACTATGCTACATCAGATCAGCAAATGGTTACAGCAACTATCAGATACGATAACGCACAACATGGATCAGGCGAAAACAACTTCCTAGCAACCACTCCATTTAGAGATGGTAGCGTAGATCTAGCAACAGATCAATAATAGGAGGGTGGCTTAATGTCAACCAATTTAGCATCATTAATTTATAAGACTGCAACACCCTACGGTGAGAAACTTGATGCTATACCTAGACAGAAAATGCATTACAGGGTTTCCGCTGTTATCGGCGGAAATGCCTACTCTCAAGCAGACGATCAAATGTGGATGCTTACAGATGCAGTCACATTACCTGGTCATAGGTATGTAACCCAAACACTCAATCAGTACAATAGAAAACGTGTAGTCCAAACAAAAATGGATTATGATCCAATACAATTAAGTATTGTTGATACAGTTGACAACTCATTCCTTAAATTATTAATTGCATACAACAACTATTACTACGGCTCACTAGGCGGTGGTGGTAGTTTATCTAAAGCAATTAATGAATTTAAACTAGACACTACTGTTGATGCCGATATTGACTTTGGTTACAGACCAGTAAGACACGACACAAAATACTTTTTTGAAGAACTTGTTATCCACAGAGAATTTGCAAATGAGGATCAACAGGTAAGAATTATTCACCCACTTATACAAAGTATCAGTCACGATCAACTATCATATGCTAGTGGTGCTGATGCTGTCCGTTGGAATATGAGTTTAGAATACGAAGGTATTCACTACGAAGGATTTGAAAGTGGCAATGCGTTTGCTTCTACTAATAGAAACGATCCAGGTGCTACAGTACAAACTGCTGGTGCTACACAATCTGTAGTTCCAATTGACGGAGGCGAAGCGCCTGCTGTTAAAGATAGCAGAGGTAATCCAGTTGTTGACAGCAACGGAAATCCTGTTAGAACGACTAGAACGTTGAGGTAATCCTCAATGGCTAGAATGAACTTCCAGCAAGGAATTTTTACTCCAAAGAATCCGGATAAGTATATAGGTAAGCATAGACCTAGATATAGAAGTGGTTGGGAACTTACTTTTATGCGTATGTGTGATAACCACCCTAGTATTAGTGGTTGGGCAAGTGAAGCACAACGTATACCTTATCGCAACCCAGTTACGGGCAAGATGACGCACTATGTACCAGACTTTTTTATTGTGTACACAGATAAAGATGGTAGTAGAAACGCAGAGTGTATAGAAATCAAACCCAAAATGCAAACACTAGAGAATGCAAAATCGCAGGGCGAAAAATATCAAGCAGTCATTAACATGGCTAAATGGGAAGCCGCCCAGCAGTGGTGTAAAAGAAACGGAGTACGTTTTAGAGTAGTAACAGAAGACCAACTGTTTAATAATCCACAAAAGCGTACTACACAAAGGAGAAAACGAAAATGACTCGTAAACTAGAAGAAGAATTTAATCTTCCTCCGATCGATGAAGCAAAGAAGGCTGAAAATCCTGTAGAAGTAGTAGAAGAAGATAAAATTGTGCCATTCGATCAACAACAGGCTATATTGGCA